ATGGACTCCCTGATGCAAAGTGGTCAGGTGGTAAATTTGCAAACTAGGAGAAAAGATGGCACTAACAAAGAAGCAGAAGAAACTTCCAATGGCTTTACAAAAAGCTATATTGAAGAAACAAAAACAAACTAAAAAAAAGAAAGCGAGAAAATAATATGCCTTATCATACAGGAAAAGGGTCACATGGTGGCGGAATGAAGAAGAAGAAGAAGAAAAAGAAAAAAACTAAAATGAAGAAAAGCAGAAGATAATGGTTAAATTCAAAAGCATAAATCCTCCTAGAGGTTTCCATTTTATGAAAAAAAAAGGTGGGGTTTATGCTTTGATGCAGGGAAGTTATAAGCCACATAAAGGAGCAGTCAAAAAAGCTAAATTTAGAGTACAGAAACAACATAGATCGTAATGAGTGGATTTACTACATCAACTACTTTAAAAGAAATGATTAATAAATTTACTATGAAGAAACGGAGAAGAAGTGGCAAAAAAAAGAAAAAGAAGAAAAGTACCAAAAGATAAAGATTCAGGATTACCTAAAAAATATCTTTCAGGTTTGACAGGTGCAAAAAGATCAAGACGAGCAAGTCTTATCAAATCTGTTTCTTCTATTTACAAATCAGGTGGTTTTATACCTAGAGATTTATTAAGAAGGAGAAGTAAATAATGGCAAGAAAATTTAGACGACCTTTATCTGCATCTGTTGTCAAAACATTAAAAGCAAAAGCAAAGAAATCAAAATTATTTACATTTTCTGATTTAAAAGCCTCGTTTAGGAGAGGGCAAGGGGCTTTTTTGTCTAGCGGCAGTCGTAGAGGAATGAGTATGCAGTCTTGGTCTTTTGCAAGAGTTAATAAATTAATTTCCAGAGGAAGGTCTAGCAGTTTTGATAAAGATTTGGTAAGAAGAGCAGTAAAGAGAAAAAGAAAATAATTATGGCAACAAAGAGTCAACAGAACAGAGAAGAATTAATAAGAGTTGAAGGAGAACTAAAACTCTTAAAGCAAGAATTACGAACTATAAAAAGTAATCACTTGTTTCATTTAGATCAAAGAATTTCACGAATAGAAAAAGTTATGTGGGGATGCACAGTCACAGTTCTCACTCATCTTATATTTACTGTCCTCAAATAAATTTGCTTTTACATACAATTCACTTTATAAGTGAATCTATGAAGAGGATACTTGTAATTTCAGATATGCACTTGCCTTATCAGCATAAAGACGCAATTAATTTTCTAGCTGAAATAAAAAAACAATATAAACCTTCATTTGTTGTCAACATTGGAGATTTATTAGATTTTCACGCAATTAATATGCACACACACGACCCAGATCTATATTCAGCAGGTATGGAACTTGATAAATCAAAAGAATTAATAAAACAAATAGAGTCTATATACCCAAAAATGGTTGAAGTAGATTCTAATCATTCAAGTTTAGTTTATAGGAGAGCATTAAAATATGGAATGAGTCGTCAATTTCTAAAAGACTATGGAGACTTTTTAGGCACTAAAAAATGGAAATGGGTTGATGATCTAACTCTTACAATGTCAAATGGGCAAAGATGTTTTTTCACGCATGGAAGAAGTGCAGATATTTTAAAGGTGTCTCAAACTATGGGAATGTCAGCAGTACAAGGTCATTATCATACTAAATTTTTAGTATCTTGGTGGGCAAATCCAGATAATCTTTTTTTTGCTATGAATGTAGGTTGTTTAATAAATCAAAAATCAATGGCATTTGCTTATGCTAAAAACTTTAAAACAAGGTTTATTTTAGGTTGTGCTATAATTTTAGATGGTATTCCTCGTCTTTTGCCAATGGTATTGAATAAAAAAGGAGATTGGATTAAACAGTTAGTATGACAGATAAGATCAATGAAAAAAAGGTCATTAAAGGCAAAATAAAGCCTTTTAAGAGGGGTACAGCACTAGATAAGCAGGTAGGAGGGGAACATTACAAAAACAAAGCAGGAACGCAATATGAGCCTATAAATCTGATTGTAGATTATAAGCTAGATTTTATTGATGGCTCAATCGTGAAATATGCGATAAGAAGAAAAAACTTTGAGTCTCAAAGAGAAAAATATGAAAAAATTAAACATTACTGCGAGTTAGCATTGGAGTTAAAATGTGGTTCACACTAGGAAAATTGGCTCTTAAAACAGGAGCAGAAATATATAAAAATAAAAAAAGAGCAAAACTTTTACAAAGTGAAGCTGAAGTAAAACACATGGAGAGAGCAGTTAATGGAGAAGTACAACTGCAAAAAGTAATCCATGAAAAACAATCAAATGATCTAAAGGATGAATTTTGTTTAATTTTATTAAGTTTGCCTTTATTGATTTTAGCATATTCTGTTTTTTTTGGAGACCCAGAATTGCAACAAAGAGTGGACTATTTTTTTACAAAGTTTGAGTCACTTCCTTATTGGTATCAAGGACTCGTAATCGGTGCATTTTCAACAATTCTAGGTATTAGAGGAGTATCAGCATTTAAAAAAAAATAATTTAATCAAAGTTCATATATGATAAGAACATTGTATGAACATCAATGATTATATATTTGTAGATGCACAATTCTTTTTTGCTCCTGAAGCAGATAACGAGAATCATGGAAACGCAATCTCTATATCCTTTTTAGATATGTACCCTTCATTCAATCACAAAAAAGAAATATTAGATAATTTTAAATTAAATGGGTTAGTGCTTGTAGATTACCAGATCACTTATAGACCTATAAATGAAACTGATAATCTTGATTACTATAATATTACAAAGCACTAAAATATAATTGCACCTAAAACAAAACCTGCAACAAAGATAATCCATTCTCTTCTATATAGCAGTTCAAGTGCTTTCCAATCTTTAGGTGTTTTTCCAAATATAATCATTAACCCTCTGACATTGAATTAAACTCTAGATTCTGCTTTAACTCACTTTGTAAAAGCATAATCTTTGTTTTTAATTTATCCCAATTTGTTTTAGTTTTCAAATGAGTTTTTTTATACTCATTCAATTCTTTTGTTAGTTTTCTCATATCAGGATTAGTTGTTATCAATGCTTTTATTTCATCTGCTGATCTTTTTACTGCATCTGTTTTGTAAGATAGATAAAGTTCTGCATTCTTAACTTTTACTTCATCTTCAAGATCAGTCAGTTTATCGTAAGCATTAGTATAATCTTTTGAATTTTTATCTAATAAAAGATTTATCTTTTGCCTGTCAAATGTAAGTGCATCAATGTTAGAATTGGTCATTCCAATCATCCTCATCTCCCATTTCTCTAGGAAGTTTATCATCCATATCATTCATCCTTTGAGTATCTTTATAATTAATGGGTTGTGCATTTTCAGGAGATGCAGGTTGAGCCTGTCTCATAGCTGAAGGTTGATAATTAGGTGTCTTTACTTGAACAAAGTTATCAATCTTTTTAGGAACACCTTTTTTAATACTAAAATAAAAATAGATTTTTCTTCTCTCTCCATTGTCATATTTAGTTGGTGTCACATCAAAATCTTCAGTAGCAATTTTAAGATTTGCACCTTGTTGTATTAATGACATGATATGAGGACTGTTTAGCCAATCTCCAAAAGCTAGAGGACTCATTTGTTTTCCTAATGTGTGGTCATACATCATCACTTTTGAATCTGACTTATAATTCCACTTTCCTTGTGATTTTTTCAGAATGACACTTAATTTATGTGTCTCGTAATCATCATTTTTTCTATACATCTCTTTTATTCTCCTTCTTCCATTTTTTTACTTTATCATTGAATTTAGATTCAAGTTTTTCTAAAAATCTTGATGCTTTAAAACCTCTAAAATACAAATCATCAATTTTCATTTTAAATAATGACACTTCTTTTGATGGGTCTTTAGGTACATTTACAATCCCTAAAAAATGTATTTTAAAGTCAGTAGTCTCCTCAATAAATCTTCTATATGTTTCAACCTGAATTGCTTGATCTACAAAAAAATCTTTACTTGATTTTGTATCTAATAAAGCGTTTTTTCCCTTCCACTCCTTTTTAGTCACTATATGATCAAGGCAACCTGCAACATCATATTTAGGACTATATAAAGGCAATTCACTTGCAACTATTTCAAAGCCAGATTGTTTCCACCATTTCAACCATTTGTTAGTCATTGTTTGTAATGGTTCAGATGTGGGAAGAGCAGGATTTTTACCTTTTAAATAAAGATCAATCCATTCGTGAAGATTTGTGCCAACATCTCTTGCAAAAGTTTCTAGTTCATCAGTTTGTTGTTCTACTCTTTTTACAAGTGCATTAATTTCATCAATAGGTCTTTTGTCTTTTATAAGAACATTTTTTAAACCTTCTAAAACCATTTTTCTTTTCCAAAACATCAAACCATTTTTATTTTGATGATTACCTATTACAGTTGTGACACTTGTTTTTGGTTCTCCATCAACAATATATCTTTTTCCAAAAGCATTAGGATTATATAAAAGATTATTGCCTAATTTGTTAGTTATTTTGATAGTCATTATTTATTTCCTCCTTATGTTTGAATGCAGAAAACATCCATTTATAACTAAATCCCAAATACCTAGATATTTTCCACAATTTTTGACTACTTACTCCGTTTGTTCCTTTTTCATATTTTTGAACTTGTTGAAAGGTTTTACCTATTGCTTTGGCTACACGCATTTGCGTTTTACCTCTTGATACTCTAGCAAATCTTAATCTAATACCCATCAACTTATTGAAAGCTGTTTCATCATTTGGGTTCATGTGATGTTGCTCTTTGTAAATCATCATCTTTTCTCTAACAGCTTTTAAAGATATTGGTCTCCCTGCTTTTCTCACGCAATCCTCCATAATCTAAAGATTCTATTATCCCAATCTCTTTTAGTACGACAACTTCCTTTACCATGTGCATCAACAACATATTTAGAAAAGTTTGTCATATCTTTCAGGTTATCAAATTTAATTGAGTCTCCTATCTCTAAAGACTTGGCTATCTTTGTTTTTTCAGGGTCTTTGTACTTACCTCTTGGCGGTATTGGTATATTCTTTTCTATCTGCATTTATCCTCTCAATCTAATGTAGAATGCCCACGATTTTTTAAACATTCTCTATTTACTTTTTTTGATTTTAATTCATCAGCTTTTATCAAGCCAATAGTTCCTAGTTCTATGTATTTAGCAAAAGCAAATCGTGAATAATCAACCATAAGATTGACATTTTCTTTTACTAACTCTTCACATAAAATTCTGTCATTTGATAATTCTTCTGCTCTGGAATAATCAAATGTGCCTGAACGACCTTTTGTATCTACAACGACTGATGGTACACACGCACTAAAAAAAGTGCAAACCATCCCTATAAAAATTATCCTTTTTAGTATCATATATATTCTCCCTAATAATTTAAAAGTTCTTTAGCTTCACTCGTATTCTCAACAAAGTCTCTCCTCTTTTTATTGAGATCAAACAACTCCTTTTTCTTCCTTCTGATCTGATCTACAATCCGAAAGTATTGTTTGTTCTTTTTGAGTGCTTTTACATTGTTCACTTGCATTAGCTCTCTCCTTCATAAAATTTTCTACTGAAGTTACAGTAGAGTTTGGGTGGAACTCCACACCAAATTTCTTTTTTACATCTTTCATCAAATCAAATGATGGTGTTTTAAATATTAATTTACTCATAAGATTTAACCATTTCTTTTAGTTTTTTTGTAGGGATATTAAGTAATGCCCAAGCAACTAAATCATAATGTATTTCGTAACCATCAAAAACAGCTTCTCTTTCCCCTGTTTCTTTTTGTAATGCTTTATTCATTAGTTTTTGGTTTCTTTTATATTTTTCAATATTATTTTTATCCATTTGCTCTCTCCTTTTTAATTAGAAGTTCATTTACATCTTTAATATTGTTTTCAAGAACAGGATGAGTCCAAACATATATGTCTCCATTCTCATTTGTATCACTATATTCAAGTAAGTTTTTTTGAACCAAACTTCCAAACACACCTTTTAAAGTTTTAATATCAAATCCAAGAGATTTAATATCAATCCAATCTTCACTACAAATATGTGCTTCAGAACTGTCAGTAGTGTTTATTAACTCTTGTGCTAATAAAGTTTCTTTTTCTGTAAGTGAAATCATTATGCTCTCTCCTCTATTTGATATTTTCCATAAGAAATTAATTCATCATGTTCGTTAAAACATAATTGCCATGTTGATCTAAAATCATATTTACAAACCATAATTCCTAAATCTTGAAGTTTGTTAAAAGATTTGATTGATTTGTTATAAATTTTTCTGAATTTTTTATGATCTTCTTTATTAGATAAAAAATTATTCATACTCTCTAAAGATAAATCTAATTGATCTTTTAAAAATTGTTTTACCTCTTTAAGGTATGCACTATCAAAAGGAACAACTGTATTCTTTGTTCCCATACCTTTTTTTGACATATCTCCATCAGTAGCAATTAAACATAGTTTAGTTTTCATATTTTCCTCTTTATTAGTTAGTTTTGTTTTCATATAAATAATATATATTATCCAAGTTGCAAATCAAGCCATAAAATAGTCAATAAATAAGCCATTTTTAGAGATATTTACAAGATAAAATAGAAAAAATTGATTAAAAATATAATTCTGGTAAAAGATTCGGAAAAAGGATATTAGGGAATCATAAATAATTTTTTAGTTATTTTGAAGTTATCCTTTTTTAGTTAGAACAAAGTGTGGTGTTGCTCCCTCAATGCCACACTATGAAAGGATAAAATGTTAGAAAAAAAAGTAAAAAGTCTATTTGGAAACCTTATAGCAGTTCAAGGCAAATATGTTGATCTTTGCTTGGAACTTAATCAAGACTTAAAGCTAGTATATAAAAACGATTATATGCTTGTTGCACACTCACAATTAGATAAGCCAATAAGAACAATAGATGTTCCTGACAAATTTAATGGCAAATTAAATAAATTGTATTATTATCATTGGAAACCAATAGATAAGAACCAAAAATCATTATGGCAAAATACAAATCAAAAGCAGTCAGAGAATATATGAGAAAAGTAGCAGATCTTAATTGTATTTGTTGTGGTGCTGAAGCAGAACTACATCATCCAAGATTCAATGTTGGTTTAGGTCAAAGAGCAAATGACATGGATGTAATTCCATTGTGTCCTCGTCATCACAGATTTGGTAAAGACTCTATTCATCTTGGTAAAAAACTATTTATTCAAAAGTTTGGTACTGAACAAGAATTATTAAAAAAAGTAAAGGAGATGGTATGAAAGCAGGATATTTTTTAGCTTTCAGAAGTGTTTGGAAACATCCTGCATTTAAAAATGTTATTGAGTCTGCTTTATGGTTATACATTGTATCTAACGCATCACATCAAGAAAAGGAACTGAAGTTTTTAGGTAATCCTATTTTTGTAAGAAGGGGAGAACTTATTTTTCCATTAAGAAAAAATGCTTCTATCTGGAAGATGCCTTATTCAAGTATGAGATTATTCATTCATAGATTGAAAAGAAAAAAGATGATAACTACTAGGATAGCCACTATGCAACCACATAATAACCACAAGTATAAGAGTGTGACCATCATTTCAGTAAGTAATTACGACAAATTTCAACAGTACGATCTAACACCAGATCAGTACAAAACCACTTCACACGCATTACTAAATAATAAACTAAATAACAATACTAACTTATTAGGTCAGGCAAAGGTTGTTAATAGTGAGGATAAAATAGTAGGCACATGGGGAGAGTACAACGAAATAATTAGAAATGGAAAAAAATATTTGGTTCATAAATGGAAGAACGAGGAGAAGGAATATTAGTAGATAAATGTAAGAACTGCGAAGGCAAAGGTTGGTATAGAGTAGATTATAGTCTTGCTGAAGAAGAGATACACGCAGTTTGCGAAGATTGCTATGGTAAAGGTTTTATAGATGGTAAAGAAGAAGTCAAAGTTTAGACACATTTCACTTGGGAAAAAAAAGTATTATTTTTATTCTATCCAATGGTATGATATTTTAGCGGATTCTTCTCACGCATCAAAAACAGAATTTGATAATATGAAACCTGCATTAATGACTACAATGGCTTATATTTATAAAAAAGATAAAAAATGTATATGGACATTTGCTAGTTATGATGAAGAAACATTTTCAGATAGAAATGTATTCCCACTTGGTTGTATTAAGGAATTAAAAAAAATAGAAGTGTGATACCATTTCCTAAAAAAAAATATAAAATTATCTATGCTGACCCACCATATCTATTTAAAAGCTATTCAAAAAAAGGGGAAGGAAGGAGTGCGTCTAATCATTATGACTGTATGGGATTTAATGATATATGTAATCTGCCTGTTAGCGATATTGCTGATGATGATTGTATTTTATTTCTATGGATTACTGACCCATTTCTGGAAAAAGGTTTTCAACTCATCAAAAGTTGGAAATTCCAATATAAAACAGTAGGATTCACTTGGATTAAGATAAATAAAATATCAGATAATTTTTTTACAGGCATGGGATATTGGACAAGAGCAAATCCTGAAATGTGTTTGATTGCAACAAAAGGTTCTCCTAAAAGATTGTCTAAATCAGTAAAACAATTAGTTTTTAGCAGAATACAGCATCATAGTAAGAAACCAGATGTAATAAGAGATAAGATTATAGAACTATGTGGAGATTTGCCAAGAATAGAACTATTTGCTAGAAACAAAACTAAAGGATGGGATTCGTGGGGAAATGAAATATGAAAATGGACAAAAGTAAGACAAAGACACAAAATAAACATAATGCAGTAGGGAGACCTAGATTAGTTGTAGATCTTGATATACTTGGTAATTTAGCTTCTATTGGATGTCCAATGTATGAGATAGCAGGAGTATTAGGCATTTCACAAAGAACATTGAAAAGGAATTTTGCCAATTTTATTGAGGAAAACAAAGAGAAGGGCAAAGCTAGTTTAAGAAAAAAGATGTGGGATAAAGCTATTAAAAAAGACAATACTAATATGCAAATATTTTTGAGTAAGAATGTATTAGGTATGTCAGATAAAGTTCAACAAACTAATGTCACAGAACCACTTCCATTGATTATAGAAGCAGATGTAGAATCCGTAGATGGCTAAAAAAAAAGGAAACCTGTACGGAAAAGCTGTTGAATATACTCGTACAGAAAATGGTACATCTATTGGAAGACGACCTAAAACTTCATCTATGAACAAACATAAGCGAAGAATGAGAGGAAGAAAAAAGTACAGAGGTCAAGGCAAATGAACAAAAGGTCAAACTTTTATACAAATGGAGAGATGATTGATTTTAGATTACCACAAGACTTTAGACCATCAAAAGGTAGAGGTAGTTGTGGAGATTGCGGTCAATATAGCAACCGGAGATCATTTTGTAATATCTATAAAGCATTTGGTGTAAAAGATGTTTATGTTTGTAATCAATGGAGACCAAGACACTTTAAAAGATAATGGAACTTATTATTATGAATGATGGAGTCTATTCTCTTGTTCAGGTCACAAAAGAAATGCTAGATCATATTAAAATTGTTGCAGATGTAGATTGCTTTTCTCTTTGCGATATTATTAGATTAGAGTTCACAGAGTATCTGGATTATCCAATCAACTTGCATCAGATGAAAGATGGTTCAGGTTATCTTTTTGGGTGCATTTGTAGATGATAGATGATAATGACAAAGAATGTCATTACACGGAAAAAGAAAATTAAATAAACCTTTTAGAACACCATCAGCTTCAAAGAAATTTGGTGTTTATGTAAGAAATAAAAAAACAGGAAGAGTCCAGATAGTTAGATTTGGTGCAAAAGGTATGACTATTAAAAAAAATATACCTGAAAGACAAAGAAGTTTTTTTGCTAGATTTAGACCAATATTGGCAAGAGTTAGAAGAAGCGGAAAACAAGTCACTCTCTCTAGTGCATATTGGGCAATCCAAAGTTGGAAGAAAGGATTTAAAATATGAGTAAAAAAGATGACACAATCAGAGTAAGTTCTGAATCTAAATTACAGCTACCTCTTGCTAATTTAATTGGGATAATTCTTGTAGTTAGTGGGGCAGTTTTTGGTTATTCCAATCTTACAGGAAGAATAACAGCTTTAGAAACACAAGATCAGTTAATGTCTAGCGACCTTTTAAAAAAAGCAGAACAAGAGCCGAAGAATCTTGAGATGCTGATGCTGATAGAGCATTTGGCAAAAAATTTAGAGTCTGTAGAAGAAGAAATAGAAGCAAGTAGATATAACAAAGTGAATATAGATCATTTGAAAGAACAAGTTGATATTATAAATAAACAAATAGAAAAATTAAGAAATGGGAGTCACTAATGGAAGTAATAGTAGCTTTATTAATGTTTGTAGGTGCAGATCAAAAACTTATAGAAATGACCTATATGCCATCTATTTCAAAATGCTTGGAGAAAAAAAGAATAAGCACTAGGAATAGTAATGCAACTTATATGTGTTCTCGTGTAAAAGCAGAATTAGATTCAGATAATAAAATTTTAAGAATAGAAAAGTTAAAATGACAAAAGCAGATATTGTTAAAAGATTAGGACTTATAAATAAATTAAAAAAAGAATTACAGAATAGAGGTTCAGCAGATCTAGAAGTTAAAATAGCAACATTAGAAAAAGAAGTAGATACATTAAAAGCTGTAATAGATCTAAAAGATATTGAGATAAATACCCTTACAGATAATCTTAATAAAATAAAAGAAGATCATAACAAAAAAATTATAGATAAATGGGAAGATGATATAGCAAACAATACTCCGAATGATGGACAGTTTGAATGAAATTTATTTTAACTTTTCTAATGTGTTCCGTAATAGATGGAAAAACAACTTGCTTACCACCTTTTCAATCCGAAGTAGAATATGTTGATGCTTATGAATGTATGCTTGATGGCTACAATGAGTCTTATAATAAAATTGTAGAACTAGGCAGAGAAGATGTTAATAAGTACAACATCTATATAAAATTTGGATGCCATGAAAATCAATCTAACAAAACCGCAGTATCAAGTTTGTTCATCCAATAAAAGATTCAGGGTTTTAATATCAGGCAGAAGATTTGGTAAAACCTATCTTACTATTGTTGAAATGATGAAACAAGCATCTCAACCAAATCAAACAATCTGGTATGTAGCACCAACTTTAAAGATGGCAAAAGAGATTTGTTGGAGTGATCTTAAACAATTACTATCTCAATATAATTGGATAGAAGATATAAATGAAACTACACTTACTATTACAATAAGAAAAACAAACAGCACAATATCATTAAAAGGTGCAGAGAATTTTGATAATTTAAGAGGTTCAGGAATAAACTTTTTAATATTAGATGAATTTGCTGACATAGACAAAAGAACTTGGACAGAAGTATTAAGAGCATCTATTTCAGATAAATATTCTAATGGCAGAGTCTTATTCTGCGGTACACCTAGAGGATTTGGAAATTGGAGTTATGAACTTTATCTCAAAGGACAAAATGATGACCCTGAATGGCAATCCTATCAATTTACAACTTTAGAAGGAGGGATGGTGTCAAAGCAAGAATTAGATCAAGCTAGATCAGATTTAGATATTAGAACCTTTAGGCAAGAGTTTGAAGCAAGTTTTGAAAACTATGCAGGACAGGTCTATTATAACTTTCATCCATCAGAGAGTGTTGTCAAAAAACAATTAGATTTTGCAAGACCTTTACACATAGGATTAGATTTCAATGTTGACCCAATGAGTGCTTGTGTTGCTCATATAGAAAAAGATAAAATATATTTTGTTGATGAAATTGTTATTTATGGCTCAAATACTGACGAAATGTGTGAAGAAATAAAAGATAGATACGGAACAAAAGTTCCAATAATTATCTATCCTGACCCTGCGTGTCGTCAAAGAAAAACATCAGCAGGAGGTAAAACAGATTTATCTATTTTGCAAAATGCAGGGTTCAATGTAAAAGCAAAATTTAAACATACTGCTATAAGAGACAGAGTGAATAATGTTAATTCAAGATTAAAAGATTCTAATGGTCAACGACATATTTTTATTAGCAATTCTTGTAAAACTATATTAAAAGGATTACAACGACAGGTATATAAGGAAAATACTAATATCCCTGAAAAGGAAGAAGGTTTTGACCACATGAATGACGCAATAGGATATTTGGTTGATTATGTAAAACCTTTAACTATAAGGACTCCTATTAGTAATCCTCAAAGATGGAATGTAAAAGAAGGAAATTATGGCATACACCAAAGATCAGGCAACAGATACTCATAAAGATTACAAAGAAAACATAAACAATTATGAGTATTATATTAGAAGCTACAACGGAGGTTATGACTACACACTAGGACAATATCTTAATAGATATAATTTAGAACTTGATAATGAGTTTAACCAAAGACTTGCGAATACTCCATGCGATAATCATTGTAAAAATATAATTCAAATTTATTCTTCTTTTTTATTTAGAGTAAAACCTTCAAGAGATTTTGGTTCAATGGCAGATGAACCTAGTTTAGAATCATTCTTAAAAGATGCTGACCTAGAAGGAAACAATTTTAATTCTGTAATTAAGACTGCACAAAACTATGCTTCAATCTATGGACATTGTTTTTTAATTTTAGATAAACCAACTGTTCAAACAAGGACAAGAGCAGATGAACTTGACCAAGATATAAGACCTTACATCTCAATCGTCACTCCAGAAAATGCTTTGGATTGGAATTTTAAAAGAGAAGTAAATGGAAAATATTATTTGGATTATTTAAAAATAAGAGAAGAGGTTGACAAAGATGGCGGTACATATTTTAGAATGTGGTATCCGGATAGGATTGATACTGTTTATCAACCAGATAATGAAGAGCCTCGTGTGATAGATACTGCCATAAATCAGATTGGCAAAATACCCGCAGTTATTTTATACAATTCTAAATCGCACAAGAGAGGAATTGGTCAATCTGACCTTACTGATATTGCGGATTTACAAAAAGCTATTTACAACGAATATTCTGAAATTGAACAACTAATCAGATTAACAAACCATCCATCATTAGTTAAAACTCCAAGTGTTAATGCTAGTGCAGGTGCAGGTGCAGTTATTGAGATGCCAGAAGAAATAGAACCAAACTTAAAACCATATCTACTTCAACCTTCAGGACAAAACCTAACTTCTATTATGGACTCAATCAAACACAAAGTAGATGCCATAAATAGAATTGCACATACAGGAGCAATCAGAACTACTAAAACACAAGTCTCATCTGGAATTGCTTTGCAAACAGAATTTGAATTATTAAATGCAAGATTATCAGAGAAGGCAGATAATTTAGAAATAGCAGAAGAGCAGATTTTTAGATGTTATGCTATGTTTCAAAATGCAGAATTTGATGGAGAGATCAGTTATCCAGATTCGTTTAACATAAAAGATTATGCTGTTGACTTACAATTCTTCTCAATGGCAAAAGCCATGAATTTACAGTCTCCAACTTTCAATAAAGAAGTTGATAAAGAAATAATCAGATCAGTAATTGATGATGATGAAAAACTAACACAAGCATTTGAAGAAATAGATGGTCAATCAGAAGTTGGTCAATTTACACAAGACGAAGTTCAAGAAGAAGATGTTGAAGATGAAAATGTTTAACATTGTGATATAGTAGGTGGTAATTGTTATTTACTTAATCTTTTAAGTTTTGTTTTATATTTTTTAAGATAGGTGTTTGCTCTTTTTATTTTTGTTTCCCATCTCAAAATGTTTGCTTCAAACCTTTTTATCTTAATAACTTTTTTTTCATCATTAGATAATTTAGGTAAAGGTTTAGGTTTCAAAGAACCATTTAGCCAACCTGATTTTAAAACATACTCACAAATTTCTGCTTCTAAATCAGCTTGAAATTTACAATGGTCAGGCAATCCCGGACTCCTCCATGAAAAAATATCATGTGCAACATCATGGATTAATCTTCTCCAACCATTGTGTAATGTTGATGGATTACCACTTAAACAAACCCAAACTTTTCTAGGTCTATTATAAGTTCTTGGTCTCATTTTAACTTTTTTCCAAGTACCCAAAAACATCATTTCTTTTTTACCAAACTTTCTAACAAGAAGTTTATATGCTTTTTCTGCTTCCTTGTTTTCAATGTAAGGTAGTTTTTCAGGAAGGGTTGAATTTGCTTTTGAGTAAGCTATATCCAACCCAACTCTATCACTTGTTGTTTTCATAAGAACCTCCCTGTTCTTTTAACCAACCTACTATATTCACAATGTTTAATAGCTAATTAAAAATTTATAAAAAAACTTTTAATAACCCATTATACCAAATTGACTTTTGCAAAATTTTTAGTTTTGACGAACTTGTTGAAAAGTAGAAGGATGAAAATTGCAGGGGTTCAAAACCAGATGCGACACAAAAACACTTTTTGCATTTTTGACACTTTTTTGATAAGTCAATTTTATGGCAGATAAAGTTAGACAATTCACTATTTACCGAATCAAAAATTTAGATAGAGCAGAGCAAGAATATTATAGAACTTTGCAAAGAACTTTAGATAAGATTGAAGATGATGTAATTAAACTTGCAGGAAGGGAACTTCCAACACAAGCAGGAAAACTTATTGAACTACAATCGGCAATAGCAATTAGACCAAAGATAAGAACAATCCTTCAAACAGAATTTTTAGGATGGGCAAACACAGTCACAAAAAAAGGTTTTAATAGACAAGCAAAAAGAATTGAAAGAGCATTTAAGGCTATTGGTAATATTCCTATTGAGTTTCAAGAACTTACAAAAGGAGATTTAGAATTAATTAGAAATTTAAAACTACAAACATTTACACAATTCAAAGACATATCAAATACTTTTACAAAAAGACTAGCTGATAAAGTTTATCAGAATACTTTAGTTGGAAGAGAGTTTGTAGAATTAGAAAAAGAATTAAGACAAACTATTAATGGAATCTATAGCAAGTCAGATGATAGAGAAGCACAAAAATTAGTGAATTTTATAAAAGCCAATAAAAACAAAAAGTCTATGCAATCTGAAGTTGACAAAGCTGTTGCCACATTACAGTCAAAATTTGCAAGAGATAGAGCAGGAGATAATATGCTTAAATACTCATCACAATTACTAAATGATGGACTCCGTGAATTTGATGCACAAGTAAATGCAAAAAAGTCTTTTGATGCAGGTCTAACATTTATCAAGTATTTTGGAGATATAATTCCAACCACTAGACAGATATGTAGAGATGTATTAAATGGAAGATACAGGAAGAGAAAAAGTAATCTCTTCACTATTGAGGAGGTCAGGCAACTATGGCAAAGGCAATCTTGGTCAGGAAAAAAATCAGGAGACCCACTTGTTGTTAGAGGAGGATATAACTGTCGTCATCAATGGACTTATGTCAATCCAGATTGGTATGACAAAGAAGGCAACTTAATAATATAGGAGAAAAAAATGTCAGAGGACAAACAGGTTAATCAACCGCAAAATGATGTTCAGGAAGCTGAAGTTAAACAAACTAAAACTGACGAGGTAAAACCAACTAATACATTTACACAAGAACAGTTGGACAACATAATCAAACAAAGATTAGAAGCTGAAAAAGCAAAACATCAAAGAGTATTAGATGAAGCTAAAAAGCAAGAAGAAGAATTAGCTAAAGAAAAACAGATTCAGGAAGCTAAAACAAAAGCTGATCTTGAAAATCTTATGAAGCAACGAATCGCTGAAAAAGACAAAGAGTTAGCTGAATGGAAAAGCAAAGTAAAAACAATCAATGTAGATAATTCTATTATGTCATTAGCATCAAAGAATAATGCTATTGCACCAGATCAAGTAGTTTCTTTATTAAAAAATGAAGTAAATTATAATGATGATGGAAGAATAGAAATACTTGATAATAATAAAAACATAAGATACAACCCAAAAGGAGAACTCTTGTCCATTGAAGATAGAGTCAAAGAGTTTTTAGATGCTAACCCACAT